CTATACGGCGAAATGCTTTCAGACGTTGAGGGAGCCTTGTGGACCCAGGAACTTATTGATAAGTGCCGTGAATCGGTAATGCCTCATGGAGCTCCGCTTCGTGTAATCGGCGTTGACCCATCGGTAGCTGAAAATCCTCGTGACGAGTGCGGCATCGTTGTTGTAGCTTCTAGCGCGGACAGAGATCTTTACAAACGACAGAGCTGGGTTCTTGAGGACGCATCGGTTCTTGGTTCTCCCGACGTGTGGGCGAACAAGGTAGTTGCCATGGCCCGTAAGTGGGGATGCCCGGTTGTAGCTGAGGTAAATCAAGGTGGTGCGCTGGTTCGCAACGCCATAAACACAATTGACCCAACTGTAAAGGTGCTCGAGGTCCACTCGAAATACGGCAAGGCTCTCCGAGCTGAGCCAATCACCCTGGCCTACGAGCAAAACCGCGTGCACCACATCGGTTTTCTTGCGGAGCTAGAGAGTCAGATGTGTGCCTGGATTCCCGGTGAAGGAAAATCACCTGACCGTGTCGATGCCTTGGTCCATGCCCTTACCGCTCTCCTTATAAAACCACCTGCCGGTTTCGTGGGTGGTCGAATCACGGCCAAGTCCCATGCGGGCAGGAAAATCCCAGGTATTAAGAGTACGTTCAAAATCAGGTAGATCCTGATATAATTAACCTAACAACGAATTGGAGAACCAAATGTTTATACTTGACTGGATTGACGAAAACGCAGATGTTATGGGACCTTTAGGCGCATTCATCGGTGTAGGTATCTCTGTCACACTCTGCTTTATCCTCGGATAATTAGTGATTATCCTGATATAATTAACCTGTACGCCAAACGACGAAGGGAACTAGAATGCTAGAGCTAAAGAGACAGCTGATGCTTAAGGTAGAACATCACCAGATGATGGAGCGTAACGCTCGCATCTACAAGATGCAAACAATCGGTTATCACAAGGCAAAGGCAGAAGCCTTCGCGCAGGCGCTGGTACTGGTTCATGACCTCAAGGAAGGGAACTAAAATGGTGTGTATGTACTGTGGAGGAAAAAGACCACAAGGAGCAAAAACAAATCCCTGCAAGCACTGTCAGAAAAACAAATAAGCATAATTTACTTTTAGGGATTATCCTGTTAGGATAATCCAGTACTTCCCCGAAATGACGAAAGGAACAAAATGACAAGCATAAAAGGTCTTCGCCAAAAAGGATTCAGGTATCGTCGCGTGTCCTTCACCCTTAAGGTTCTTATCGGTGTATGGACAATCGCAATGTTAGGTGTATTCCTAACTGAACTTACATTTCTAGGGTTCATGGTGTTTATCACCGGATCCTTTGCTCTCGGATTCCCAGGACTTCTTCTTGCCGCTATCTTTGACGAGCTGGCAGACCGCCAGTTCTCTATGGCAGCAGCCCAAAAGCAGGGACCACTTCTTGGAGTGGTTCGTCCGTGACAAGCGGAACAAATCAGCGGGACAACGTATACGTACGCGGTACCTGCGTTATGTGTGCTGAAAAGGACGTTCTTGTCTATGAGATTAACGACATCCTCTACTGTGCAGAGCACTACCGTGATGTTACACGCCAGTACCATAGAGTTCAGTCATGTGATTTCTGTGGGAACACTCCTGCGGTACGCGACCCAAATCATCGTCGCAACGAGTACCTATGCTGGAAGTGTCATGAACAAACTGGATTCACCGTAAACAATACGGTTATCAAGCGAGCTATCGTTTCGATGGTTGACAGGTACATACACCGCGGTCCTCGTACTAAGTGTGATGCCGCAGGATATGGAACCGCCTGCGACGATAACGTCAAACCTCGTGGCCAGTGGGGTGGAAAGTCCCTCTGTGATACTCACGGCAAAAAGCCGCCAAAACCCAATAAATCTTGAGCAGTCCTAAAACTGCCCAAATCACCACAAACAAACACAATGATGAAAGGAACAAAATGTCAACAACGACAATAACTCCAGAGCAGGCAGCCAAGATGTATTCCGACGGAAAGTCCGTGGTTGAGGTTTCACTTGCGCTCGGCATCACCTACGGAAAGGCTCGCAAGCTCATCGCAGCTAGCGGAACCGACATCCGTAACACGTCTGATCGTCTAAAGGGCAAAACCCGAAAGGCTAAGTAAATCGTGGACCGTTTTATCCTACGATTACAAAACCTTGTGTGGCCAGCTGTGTTATCAGCCGTCCTTACCGGTTTTACGGTTCTAACTGGCCTTCTAGCCCCGGATAGAGGCAATTTAATCCTAGCCCTAGGGTTATCCGCGGTAGCGATGGCATGTCTAGCCCAAAACGCATAGCACACCCGTCGCGCACGCGTACTAGAACCCGTATACGGTCTATCCGTTCTTCCTCTAAACCTGATATAATTAACCTATCAGAACGAGAGGAGGTGGTAATAATGCCACTGCATGGACTAGTCCACGATAGCCCAGTTATTACCGCTATCCAAAAGACAACACGTAGGGGACGAAAGGATGCCGTCCGCAGGGAACAGGCCGTACGAGAAATCGACGCCAGTATCTATGCATACGGCAAGTTATTCCGAGGAATAGCCCGAATGTTCAATATCCCTATAAAGTAAGATTAAGGAGTAATCGGGCGCCTTCGGGTGCCCGTTTTACTTTCAAGTGTGGTATAGTTATACCCAGGCAACCCTGCCTACTACGGAGTGACGGAGGACTAACATTGTTAACCCTTCTTATCTCCGGCCCTATGCAAGCGGTAGAGGACAGACCTATCCAGGACTGAGAAGCATAGCGGTAGCAAGATCATCGGAGTAGTTAGCCGGTGCGTCCCATCCCCGACCTAAGGAGGCGAACTAGCGTTGCAAAACCTCACAATACGTGGAATAGCAATGTCGACCGTAGCCTATATTACGGCACTAACAATCGGAGTATTTGCGGTAACACTCGTCAAGAGTGAAGCTGCAAACGCCGAGACAGCACAGAGTACGGCAAAGGAAGCTGCCCCAAAGGTAGTAGATCCAATTGACGTAATCCGTGAATCAAAGGAGTTAACAGGCGAACAGCTTACTTATCTTCTAAGAGAAGTTGGTTTTAAGGGCCATGCTCTTAAAACTGCGTGGGCGGTAGTGATGCGGGAATCCCGTGCACATCCAAAATCCCACAACAAGAACGCCAGCACTGGTGATAACTCATATGGGTTGTTCCAGATAAACATGATTGGGTCACTCGGTGAAGTACGCCGGGAGAAGTTCGGTATCCTAAAGGATACGGATCTACTTGACCCACTAGTAAATGCTAAGGCAGCTTACTTCATGACAGCCCAAGGAACTAACTGGGGCTCATGGGGACTAGGTCCTGATGCATATGACGGCGATGCTATTGAACCTGCGGTAACCGTATGGTTCGATGACTACGCCGCTCTAAAGTCAAAAGCCTAGGATAGGAATATAGTTATGCCTATGAGCGAACAAGATAACATCGAATACTACGACATTGACGAGTCGGTACCAGAGGTACCAGCTCCTGTCGAAGAACCTATTGCGGTGGTTGAGGAATCAACACCCGAGCCTGCAGTTGAGGTCGAAGAAGTAATCGCAGAAGAACCTGCGGTTGCGGCAGAGATCCCAGAGGCTGAGCCTGTAAAGGCTAGGGAAGAAAAGGTAGCCGTTAGCGGCGAGGACGTGGACAACGTACTCCTAGCTAGCTGCATCTACAAAAACATGTACTCACGTAAGTCACTAACCGTACATCACCTACAGCGTCGCCTCCTTGAGCTTGGCTACAAGGAAGCAGACACTGACAAGGATGGTTGGCTAGGCGATGAAACTTTGGCTGCTATCAAACAGTTCCAAAGGGACAAAGGTTTACCAGACTCTGGTAACTCGATTGACGCTGACACATTTAATAAGATCTTCCAGGGAGATCCACACGTACGCGTAGTTCTATAAACTACATTTAACCCCAAGAAGGCTGGCATCTACCAAGGTGTCAGCCTTTCTTGTTTCTTACTACGTACTCTAGGTACACGTATCTACTTCACATGTACTTCACATAAAAAATAAAAGTAGTCCTTTGCATCTTGGTACTTCTTGCATCTCGCTAAGAATTTGGAAAAAATGTTGGAGACGTTTTCAGGAAGGTCTCTTTCCATACGTAACCCTTTCTCACGTCCAAGCCATTTTAACCAAAAGGTACTGCTTCTGCTGATTTTGTACATCATCTTATAGACGCAAAGTTGTACACGTATCCGACAAAAGATGATACATTTATTCCATGGCGCATACACCCGATCTTCCGAGGAGCGAGCAGGAGTTTCTTGCCACCCTCTCCAAGGAGCAATTATGGTGTCGTGTACGTAGCCTGTCCGACGCGGGCTGGACCCTACAGTCCATCGGAAATGCGTTTTCTCCGCCGCGAAGGAGAAGCACTATTCGAAGTTGGGTTATCAAGGAAACGTCCCAGTTCGAGTTTATCACCGCGACCCCTGTTCCGCCTGAGAAGAAGATAGTCTCAAGAAGAAGGCGCCTTCCGTCTCCTGGGATACCTCACGACGAGCAGTTGCGTATTGCAAGACTGTCACCGCTGGCACGACGCTACCGCGCACGCACCAGCAGCACGTCCGCTTCTTTCACCGCGAATCAGGAACTAACAAGTATAGCAGGACATCTTTACAACAAGGGTGTTACCGTATCGGAACTAGCCCGTGCCTCAGGAGTTACCTATCGCGCGATGAAACGTCGAGTAGATAGGGCACTTCAATGAAGGTAGTTCATGATTTCTTCCCGGCGACAATAGTTGCGGTTGCGCCAAGGATCGTAGAGGACTTCACAACTGTAACGACAAACCGTGTGGACGTGCCAAACGGCAACATGTATTTCGAGCGCGTTCGCGTTGTTGTCATGGAAAAAGACGACGGTACGAAGATACTCATGGTTGCGGCTGATCACCACACCGGACCAAGACTTATATTTTCTGAGCGGCTCTCCAACTTTAACTGGTCAGGAGACCGAAAGCTTGACTCCCAGGCTCTAACCGAGTCCGGGAAAATTATCGCCTTCCGATACGTCCAAGGTTGTAACTGCGGCAGCAGACTTCGATCCTGGAGCCCGTATCGGACCATGGACTCGATTAAGGACCCCACAGAATGAAGCTAGACCTATTTCAACTTCAGTACATGTCACTTCTCAACTTCACCATCCTTACCCTGTTTGTCTACCGTGTTACGCGCGCGATAGTTTTTGACGAGGTATTCTCACCGTTGCGCGAGTGGGTGTGGTCCCACAAGGCACCTGAGGATTCCTACGTCGGTTATTTCATTACCTGCCCGTGGTGCGTCTCTCTATGGGTTGCGCTCCCGGTTGTGTTTTCATACGCTCTATTTCCAAGTATCACCCTACTAGTTGGGTGTATATTCGCCCTATCAGCTCTGGCTGGACTCATAACTGCGCGTTTGGATCAGTAAT